AGACTTTAAATATTCTCTATTTTTATTCAATGCTTGAACCTCAGCACTTACTTCTTCATCTATTTTAGTTTCAATGTTATGTATATCATTTGCTACATCTTTAAATGCTTTATAGTTCTTTGCATTTAATATTTCTAACTTATCTTCAACAGTATTTAATCTAGTATCTAATGTATTCATTAAATGATTTATTACTCTTATATCATTGAAGTACTCTCTTATTTCTTTATATAATTCTATTATACCTAACCATCTTTGTATAAATCTCTTCATTTTGTCTCCTTTAAGCTTATTGTGCTATGTACTTGAATTACTTCATTTAAACTATCAAGATGCTTGGTTAATACCATAGCTACTTCTGTGTCTGGTTGCCAAGCATTACGTTCTTCTTCTAAATTAATTATAAATTCTGCTATTAGTGCATTTAATTGTTCTTTATTTGTCATTGTTTCTCCTTTGTTAATTTATTTGTCTATTAGATATGTCCACAGGCTAGCGTTTAAGCTAATTTCATCACCAATGATAAAGATGTGTACATCATCACCATATCTAATACTATTCCTTTCGTTCTTAGGTTGAGCCTTTTAACTATCCATACTCAGTATATGATAGACCTCAAGACATATCTATTATTAAGAGGTTTTGTTAATTAGTATTATAGCGATTGTTCTGATAATCAAGGCCATCACTGAAAGCCATTTATTCTGAGGATTAGGATTATCACCTCTGTGTCATCGACCGCTCATCACGATGTCATATTAATTCTTTGAAATAAAAGCATATTTACTAAACCACACAAACATACTAATGTATATCATTACTCATTTTCCCTCGAAAGGTTTCGCTTATGATAGTCCACGTTCTTTTGCTTTACTCGTTCAATATGCTTTTATAACTGTATGAGTTGGGTAATAATGCTCATAACTGCACACCAATTTCTATCTAATGCTTTATTCAAACCACAACATTTGTATCTCCTTTATTTGTTTTTATAGTGTTTCCCGTTCACTTTATAGACTACTACAACAATTGCCAGTATGTATTACTTTATAAATAAAAAGAGAGATTAACACGCATAAATACACGCATTAATCTCTCTAATTACAATACTATCCAAGGACTTTATCTAATACATCTTTATTACTATCAGATAAAGTTCTTTCTTTGCCAATGTAGTAAGATTCATCAGGATATCTTCTACTAGTTGGTAACAATGTAATTCTGAAACCACTAGGCAACAACGGTGATAATGTAGCAATAACATCAATAGATGCTATTTCACCGTTATCAACAACGTCACCAGTATCATTATCTTCTAATTTAGTAGGTATAACAGCGCCTTTATTAGAAGGTAATAATCTAATACCTAGTTCATTCAATTTAGTTAATAATTCCATTGCAATACTCCTTTTCTTGTTGTTTATTAATTGCAATGATAGCAAGGGACCACGCTGCGCTAGCAGCGTGGTGAAGATAAAAGAGGCTTTCAACGCTATTAGACCCCCTATAGCCTCTTTTTTGGCAGGTACGGTACTTAGTATACCACACACACGCATTCTCAACCTAATTTTTCAAAATGGGTTTTTCTCCTCGAGAACAAAAAAAAGGCTTGGAAAATATATTTTTTGGGTTATTTTTTAAGAATAGCTATAGCTATTAGCTATAGATAGCCTCTTGCCACTTAAAAACAAAGATTTCTTTAGCTATCTATAGCTGTTAAGGCTATGTATAAATAAAATACTTGTTTTAAATAATCTATCGTTTGTATATTTAGAGTATAAATTTATATAAAATTAGCTAATTTAGGAGATTAAATGTTTTTAGATGATATGATGAAAGACTCAGGAATAGGCAAGTTGTACCAAGCAATGATACAGCCTCTAGTTATGGCAGTTTCGCCCAAGTACATCATAGGTGCTGTCATTGGTGGGCTTGCTAAGGCTGCCTTAGCAAAGAAAGCAGCATCAGCTGCTGGTAAGGGTTTAGCCAAAACTGGCATGTTTGGTAGGAAAATGATGAACAACCCTGATGCTTTTGGTAATATGATGGGTGGCTTCTTTGGTGGTAACCCATTAGCAGGACTTGGTGCTATCGGTCAAGGTGTAGGAATGTTTGGTAAAGCTGGAGGCTTTGGTAGTGGAGCAGGTAAGATTGCTCAAGCATTAGGCAAAAGTGGAGCAGGAAGAGCTTTGCAGGGAGGTTTTCAAGGAATGGCAAGTGGTTTAGCTGCTCCAGGGGCTCATATGAATCCTGCGCTTGCTGCCGTAGGAGGAGCTAGTAGTGGAATGGTAGCTAACATGCCTAAATTGCAAGGAATTATGAATAAAGGCCTGTTTGGTGGTGGAAATATGGGTCAAGGAACAGGTATATTTGGCGGCCAAGGCGGTTTTGGTAGCGGTCAAGGTTTTTTATCTAAAATAGGTCAAGGTGGCGAAGGTTTTATGGGTAGATTTGGAACAGGTCAAGGTGCTATGGCAAATATGGCCCCTAATTTTAGAACTGGTCAAGGCAGATTAGCTCAAATGTTTAATAAAGGTGGGGCTGGTAACACTGGGAACATGGGTTATCCAGGTCAAAGAGGTCCTTTTGGAACGCAAGGCAAACCTGGAGGAGGGAAGTGGGGTCCTGCTCAACTTTTGCCTAATCCTTATGGCAAGGCTCCATCAACTGGTGGCTTTGGTACTATGGCTCCAAATGCATGGCAAAAATTAAACCAAGTGAGGGATGAGCGAGCGGCTTTATCTCCAATGACCGAAACTACTAAAGATGATGAAGATGATGCTTATGGTTTCTTAAGTGGAAATCAAGGCGGTTGGCTTTAATGAGTAAGAAGGTTACTAGCCTAGGTTTAATAGGATTGCAAAGAAACCCTGAGGTTCAGGAAAAAATTGAGAATATACTAAGAAGATTTTCTGAGCAAGGTATTCCTATTGAAACAATACAACAAGCTGTAAGTGATGATGGAAGTATAGACTTTGACACGTTAAATAACATGCAAACAGAGTTTGAAGATACTGGAGAAGTAAGCCCTGATAACTACGGAGAGTCATTTAATCCATTTGAGTCTTCATCAACAGGCTTTCAACAACCTCAATACCCTGGTGAGTTACCCTCTGTTCCAACAGCATTAAACCCAGAAGGTGGTATAGCTCAAGAAGAAGCAAATATACCTCAAGACTTTGAAAGTTCTGTTATGACAGATACAACTGATTTCAATGTAGGTAATTATAAACAGAATATTATTAATCAAGCTAAATTAAATAATTTACAACGTAAACAAGATGATAATACTTTAAAAGGCATTGATAAGGTGGAAATAGGCGAAATAACTTATCCTGATGAATGGAGGCCAGGAAGGAACATTCAAGAAGGAAAAGGTATATTCGGCAAACAAGGAGGCTTCGGAAGTGGTGAGGGTAAATTATCTGAAATTCCTGGTAAATTAGCTACTTTTAAAGAATCGATGGAAGGTAAAGGCATTTTTGGTAAAAAAGACGGTTTTGGCTCAGGCTCTGGAGCATTAGCAAGAATACGTAACCGTATTAGAGATAATAGATTATATGATGAATTTGCTGAATCAGGGCAGGATTGGGGAGTAAATGATACCTGGGGAGGTGGAGGTTTAAGAAAAAGAGGTATTTTCACAGGCAAAGAAGGTGGTTTTGGTTCTGGTCGTGGAGCTTTATCTCAATGGTCTCCTTTTGAGCAAGGTTTTGGTTCAGGAGAAGGAAAGTTGGCTCAATGGAGTCCTTTCCAAAATGTTAAAGAAGGCAGAGGGCTTTTCGGAAAAGAAGGTGGCTTTGGTTCAGGAGAGGGTAACTTAAGCAATTTCTTTGATTTTAATAGAATGAAACCTAAAGAAGGTGGTATTTTTAAAAGCAGAACTCCTGGAGAAGGACTTTTTGGGAAAGAAGGAGGTTTCGGCTCAGGAGAAGGTGCTCTTGCTAATATATTAAGCAATATCAAAACTGAAGGCAAAGGCGTATTTGGAAAAGAAGGTGGGTTTGGTACTGGTAAAGGCAAACTAAACAAAACTAGCTCTACTCTTAAAAACTTAGGCCAAAAGCTATTTGGCAAAAAGGCAAGCAAAATTACTAAACCTCTTGAAAAACTATTAGGTAGTATTACAAAAGAAAGAAAGTATTTAGGAGGAGAAAGTATTCTTCAGGCTGCTAGAGAACTTACAGCAGGTTCTAGAGGCGGAGCTTCATTAGGAGTTTCTCCACAAGACTTTTATTATGGAGGCGGAGGAGCAGGTGGTTATTCTCCTAGTCTTAACCCAATAATGCCTGTTGGAATGCAATCTCATCATGACTTTAAGAAAGGATTAAAGTAAATGGCATCACCCATAAGAGTAGGAGATGAAGCTGTATTAAATATTAGTGGCAAAATACTTCCTACGGAAATATCAAAGACTTTTACTGGACTGGCAACAAAGTACGCTCCAGCAAGTAGTTCTGAATGTTGGTATTATAAACTTACTAATGTAACTACAACTAGTGGTAATCTAATTTCAGAAGAAAGCTTTGTTTCTAAAGGAGGTTTAACAAGAGGTGTTGATGTTGGAACTTCTTCTAATAAAGTTTCTCCAGTAGACAAAGTAAAGTTTTTGTTTATAGTTCATAATGGACTAAGAGACTCTTCAGGTACTGATAGCAATGAAAGTATTTACTTAAACATATCTAGCTCAACAGCCGCACATAGTGGAGCAGATTGTATAGAGATAGGACCTAAAGAATGCTGGTTTGGAAAAATGAATAATACCTTAGTTTCAGATATAAATGCTATATCTGGAGCAAAAAACGGTAGTGGAACTGGCTCTAATAAAATCTCTTGTTTTGTAGCAGCAATTATTGAAGACGTATAATGATATTGCTTTCAGGTCAATCTGAAAATGGTTGGGAGAAAACTACTACATCCAGTGGGTTAATTAGATGGACTTATGAATTAACTCACACTTCTTCTACAAATAGCAATCAAACTACAAGTTTATTACCATCAGAGGTTATTAATCATATATTTAAAGAATTTTCTAACATACATTTAAATGTAAATTGGGGGTTAGGAGCAAAGACAACTGCTTTTAATCTTTTAATATGCCCCGCAGATAACATTACCGATATACTTCAAACAAAAGAATTGTCTGCTTCAGCCTCTAGAAACGGAGGAACATTTGGAGCTACAATATTACCTAAAAATCTTTATTCATCTGATGGTGCTTTTATAGAAACAACTCATATAATGTCTCCTTCTATGTTTTTTCAAGATTTAGCAAGTGCAGACGCAGGAACTAATACAGTTACTGTTTCTTTATTTTATGCCCCAGAAGAAGAAAATGAACTAGGTAATACCTACATAGGTGATGTATTTCGTGGTTTTTAATATAGGAGAAGTAAATGAGTGATGTATTTGACATAGCACATGACAAGATAGGAGAATGGGAAGGTGGCATGGAACACTTTAACCCAGAAACTAATATGTGGACAGCATATGATGATGTTATAGGTGGAAATATTCCAACTGCAGGACCTGGTATTACAGGTCAAATAGGAGGGCAAGACATTGTAATAGGGCAACAATATCCAGCTGATGCAGTAAAAGATGAATATAGGAAAAGAATGCAAGGTGACTACAACTGGCTAGCTAGTAATGTAGGAGACTCTTGGGGTGATTTAAATCCTAATCAACAGGCTTCAGTTATGTCTTTATTACATAATGTAGGACCTGGAGCTTTTGGAGCTAGCCAAGCTTTTAAACATTTAAAAGGTGGGAACTTAGAAGGTTTTGCACATGAAGCATTTGACCCTACGGTAGGTTTTGTTAAAGCTTCTAGAACAAACCCAGAGACTAATGAAAGAGAAAAATATATCGTTAAAGGCTTGCAAAATAGAAGAGCTAAAGAAAGAAATTTATTTTTTACTAATATGGCAGAAAATGCATTTAAATAATGTATACCATTGAAATACATCATAAAGGTGACAAAGAGCCTACTACGTATACTATATTTAAGAAAGAAGAAGCAAAAGATAAGGCTATAGACTATAAATATTGGAGAGAAGCAAATGAAGGAGAATATGGGTTATCGGATGACAACTACGTGGCTAAAGTCATATCAAGAGCCAAATACAAATCTTCTAGCGTTTATATTAGGTTTCCCTTTGGTTATACTTTTTTTAATCCCAACTATACTACTGTTAAACTTAATGCTTCTGGTAGAAAAGCAAATAATACCTTATCTGGTAAAACTCAGTGGGAGGTCCTCTCAAACGGACAAACTATGAAGAATTTAGCTATGGTTTATGCTCAAACTATGGATTATGATAAAGCTATAGACCATGTGTTTAAAAACCCAAGTTTAAATAAAAGAAAGACTTGGAAACATAGAATGAAGAAGGAGAAGTTCAAAAATATGGTAAGAGACGAACTACAGAAGTTACTTCAAGACCATGGCCTTACAGAAGGCTATACGCTAGATTTACTTGAAGAAACTATTAAAAAAGCAAGAGATAAAGGCGATGTCACTAATTTAATGCGTGCCGTAGATAATCTACAGGATATGCATGGAATGAAAGATAAACATTTAGTTAAAACAGTAGAACAAATAGAAGCTACTAGCAATACTAAGCTTATAGATGAGTTAAGACAAACAGAAGATAAACTAGTAGCTACAAGAACTACTACTAAAGAAGAAGAATAGTGGATTACGAAGAGCAATATGAGCAGTTGCAGGCTTTAAAAAAGCTTCGCAACAATATGGCTTTATTTGGAAAGCATTGCTTTCCTACTGCTTTAAAGAAAGCTACACCTCCTTTTCATAGTGAAGTATATAAATACCTAGCAGATGATGAAAAAAGAAGAGTATTAATTGCTGCTCCTAGGGGTACAGCTAAATCTACAGTAACTACGCTTATATATCCTTTATGGAGAGCAGCATTTAAAGCTACTGATGAAGAGTTATTTATAGTTATTATATCAGAGTCACAAGCTCAGTCAATTAACTTCTTATCTCGTATTAAATATCATTTGACTTATAGTAACGAGTTTAAAGCAATATTTGGCAATTTAGGTCCCGAGACAGCATCTAAGTGGACTCATACAGATATAGTATTAGCTAATGGAACTAGAATGGTTGCTGTTGGTACAGGTCAAAGAGTTAGAGGGTTTTTGCAAGGAGACACAAGGCCTAACTTAATTGTTGTAGATGACTTTGAGTCAGAACTTAATGCTTTTACACCAGAAGCTAGAGCTAAGAATAGAAAATGGTTGACAGAAGCTGTTATCCCCTCTTTGTCTGATGAAGGCAAGATAGCTATGATTGGAACTGTTATATCAGAAGATTGCTTTTTATGTTGGGCTAAAGAGTCAACCGCATGGCATGTACTATGGTTTGCTATATGGGATGACGAAGAAAAGAGTATATGGCCTGAAAGATTTCCTAGAGAAAGAATATTAGGAATAAAAGAAGAATTTAAGTCAGTGGGTAATATTAATGGATTTTTCCAGGAATATATGAATATAGCTCAATCTCCTGATGATGCTCCTTTTCAACCTGCTTGGATAAAAATGCATAATTGGGAATATAAAAGATTACAAGGGCAAAATTGTCTAGTTCAAAACTATGGAGATAAAGAGAATGAAAAAATTAAACCTGTTGAATTATATACTGGAGTTGACCCTGCAAGCTCTCTGTCTGCTAGGGCTGATTATTTTGTCATCACCACTATTGCTATTGATAATGAAAATAACAAATATATTGTAGATATTTACAGAAATAGAATATCTCCAGCAGAGCAGCCTAAATTAATAATAGACACGTATAAAAAGTTTAAGCCTAGAAGAATTAAAGTGGAAACCGTAGGTTACCAAGAAGCTTTAAGAACAGCAGTAAGAGAACTTATGAGAGAAGAAAGTTTATATATACCAGGTTTAGAATCTGGTGTAAAGCCAAGAAACAGTAAATCAGAAAGGTTACTATCACTAGTCCCTTTATTTGCCAAAGGTCAATTTTATTTCAGACCTGAGGATATAAAGGCACAGCAAGAGTTTTTATCATACCCAAAAGGAAAACATGACGATATAATGGATTCAGTTTGGACTGCGTTAGATGGAGCAAAACCATGTAGAAGGAAAGAATTTGCTATGTTATCTGCAGATGAATTAAGAAATAAAAAGAAAACTCTTGACTGGATGACTATGTAGTTCGTAAATTAAGCAGATGGCATATACCAAAAAAGACGGCAAATCTAACAAAAACATAGTTACTGATACACATGACTTGTTTGATAAGTACTCTGCAAAAAGAGATACTTGGGCTAAACACGCCAAGGAAGATAAAGAGTTTAGATTGGGCAAGCAATGGACTAAAGAGCAAAGAGAAGCTTTAGAAGCTAGGGGTCAAGCTCCTATAGTGATAAATAGAATACATCCTGCTGTAGAAACTGCTAAAGCTATGCTTACTTCAAATAGACCTTCGTTTAGAGCTGCTCCAAGAGAAGATTCAGATAATAAAACTGCACAAGTAATGAGTGCTTTGCTTTCTTATATGTACGATATATCAGATGGAAGGTCTGTAATTAGACAAGCTGTTGATGATTATTATGTAATGGGAATAGGTTATTTACAAGTTTACCAGGACCCTATGATGGACAATGGTAAAGGAGAGGTTTGTTTTCACGATATAGACCCTTTGGATGTTTACGTTGACCCTAATTCTAGAAGTAGATATTTTGATGATGCTGAAAATATTATTGTTTCTAAATTGTTTACTAAAGAGCAAGCTAAAAAATTATGGCCTATGTATAACAAAGCAATTGACAATGCTTCTAGTAACTCTGGAAGTAGAGTTGATTGGAATGCTCCTGCTAGTGAAAGAGAAGATGACGGAGAAATTAGTTTCCCAGAAGATGTAGGAAGGTTAAACAATCAAGATTATATTAGAGGCTACGAAAGATATAGTATGATTGAAGTTGATATGTACAGAACCTTTGAGCAGTTTTCTGGAGGGGAACAAATCTTAGAGTCTAATGAATATGAAGGTTACTTACAGCAACCAGCATGGATAATAAATGGACAAATATTAACAGATGGAGAAAAGGCATCTCAATTATATCAGCAATTAATAGAGCAAAAAGAACAACAAGAAATACAATATGCTCAAGAAATGTCTGAATTAGGGTATCAAGATGAAGCTACTATTCCTGAATCAGACGTTAAAATAGAGTTGCAAGAAATAACTTATGCAGATTTAGTTCAGCAAGGTCAAATTAGCATAGTTAAAATAAGAAACAAAAGAATTAAGCAATGTGTTATTATAGGAGATAAGCTTTTATATGAAAGAGTTTTGCCTATAGACAAATACCCAATAATACCTTTAATGAACATACATACAAGAACTCCTTATCCAACTTCAGATATTAGGATGATTAAAGGTTTGCAAGAATATATCAACAAAACACGTTCTTTGATAATAGCACATGCTACTACAAGTACTAACACAAAGATACTTGTTCCTGAGGGCAGTGTTGATATGAAAGACTTTGAAGAGAAATGGGCTCAACCTGGAGTGGCTATACCTTATGACCCTACAGATGGTGCGCCTGTTCCTGTTCAACCTACTCCTTTGCCAAATGAATTATATCAAAATGAAACAAGTGCTAAGAGTGATATAGACCATTCATTAGGGTTATATGAAATGATGATGGGGAATGCACAAGCAGCTCCTGATACTTATAAAGCCACAATATCTTTAGATGAATTTGGTCAAAGGAAAATGAAATCAAAGTTAGCAGATATTGAAGCGGGTTTAGTTAGAGTAGGGCAAGTGGCAATACCTTTAATGCAACAATTATATACAGAACAAAAAGTTTTTAGACTTATACAGCCTAACAATTCTATAAGTGAATATGTTATTAATAAAAAACTAGTAGATGACAAGACTGAAGAAATCAAAATCATTAATGATATATCAGTAGGATTATATGACGTTATTGTAGTTTCAGGCTCTACATTACCTAGTAATAGATATGCAGAACTTGAATTTTATATGGATGCTTATGAAAAAGGACTTATTGATAAACAAGAAGTTCTTAAGAAAACAGAAGTATTTGATATGGAAGGCGTATTAGAAAGAACAGATGTAATAGCACAATTGCAATCTCAGGTTCAATCACAAGAAGAGCAAATTAAAAAGCTTCAAGGTGATTTACAATCTAGAGATAGAGAAGCAGTAAATTTAAGAAAAAGAGTTGAAGTTGAGAAATTTAAAGCTGATTTAGACCAAACTAGCAATAAAGCAAAAGCTGCTGGTACGGTTTATGAAAAGCGTCTTGATGATACTTTAGCCACCATAAAGCAGCAAATAAGAGATGCTGCAAGTAAAACTAGCTCACCTCCTTCTGGTGGAAAAGGGGCAGCTAAGAAAAAAGGAAAAAAGTAAATGACAGATAATAATACGAATACGGATACCCCAAATCAAGAAAAACAATATCAAAGCTTAGAAGAAGCGGCATTTGATACTGTTGATAACGGCTCCGATTTAAATAATGCTTTTACAAAGGGAGACGAAG